GGTTCAACAGTGCCAACTTTTTTTAGTTAGCGTCATTTTTGGTTTTCAGACAACATGGCAAAAGCCGAGCGACATAACGTCAAGAGGCCGATAAAATGGTGGGCCTCGGAGCTTGGAATCGACCGGCATGCCCTAACGAAGAATCTCGAAGCCAAAGGTTTTGACTGTTCAGAAGGTGCAACTGGCCGAGAAATATGGGAAGCCGAGTTTGACAAGCTCGAAGCAGCTCGAAACCGGGCCAGAAAAAACAAATTCGAGGCAGACAAAGCCGAGCTCGATTTTGCGGAGCGGAAGAAAGAGCTAATGCTGACGAAAGATCATATCAAGATTCTGGCTGACTTCGGAACAAAGACGCGGCGAGCGATTGACTCAGCCGACTACATTCCGAAACCAGCGCAAATCAGATTGCTCAAAGAATTGGCCGCGATCAGGTCGGATGAATAATGGCCAGCGATAAAATAACGGTAACGGTAAACACGAAGCTGGAATGGAGAGAGTTCGAGCCAAACGGAGAAATCTGCGACATGTGCGGAGATCAAATATTACTATTCCCAGGCAAACGACTTTATTGCTTATTGTGGGTCACTGAATCTGACAAAACTGACTACGCTATGAATGTCAGGCTTTGTCATTCTTGCGAGATCGAATGAGCTTTATTGACCGTGAATTTGGTTGCCAGCCGCATACCAAATCAGATGAAACTTGGGCGTTGACGCTCACGCCGCGAACCAAACGCAAAACGAGCCTCTGGGCAGAAACCGTTCGCCGAATCGCCGCCGGCCAGTCGCCTCTGTCCACCGGCAACGACATTCCATATCGGCACGAAGTTGCTCCTCACGCCGTAGAGCCGATGGATGCGGTAGATGACCCGGCGGTCAACACAATCGTTCTCTGGTGGGGCAGGAGGATGGGCAAAACAGAGGGCGTGTGCGGGAACGTGATCGGTCGCACCATCACCGACAATCCGTGCAACATTCTGGACGCCTGGCCGGTTGAAGATTCGAGCGATCGCTACAGCCGGGACGTGATTGAGCCGATGATTGCGGCAACGCCTGAGCTGGACGCCGTGTTTGTCGAGAAAAAGTCGAGGGACAGTGGACGCACTATCGACTACAAGCGGTTTATCGGCGGCTCGCTCTACATCATCAACGCTGGGTCCAAGTCAAAAATGCGCGGCATGGCAGCGAGCGTCGTGCTGCTTCATGAGGTTGACGCATATCCGACATCTTCTCAGGGCGAAGGCGACCCGATAGCGAAGGCTCTCGGCCGGTCTGAGGGTTTCGGAGACGCAATCAAGATCATTGAATCGACGGGCACCTTTGCCGCGGACATTGACCCGATTAACGGAACTAAAATCTATCACTCGAACATTGAAATGTGGTTTGACCGGAGCGACCAACGAAAATGGTTCTGTCCGTGCCGAGGTTGTGGCGCGATGCACTGGCTCAAATGGGAGCAGATCAAGAAACTAGACCGGAAAAGCGGGCAACTTTACTACTACGTGTGCCAGGACTGCGATATTGACCACAACGAAGCCCAGTGGCGCAAGATGGTCTCGAGCGGGACGTGGAAGGCGACGGCGCCATTCCTGAACGGTATCAGGGGCTATTGGATCAACGGTTTTAACTCGCTCTTGCCCCGTGGCAAAGGTTATCGCTCGAAGCTTCACCAGTTTGCAGTTGAAGGCGAGCGTGCGCTGGCTGGTAAACCGGAAGAGAAGCAGGTCTGGATCAATGAAGTCAAGACCGAGCTGGTCAGCGTCTCGGAAGGTGAAGATCCGCCGGCAGTCCAAGCGATTCTGGACGGTCGCGAAGATTACGCGACTGAGGAGCGGGTGATTGTGCCAAAGCAGGCGCTTGTCATTACGACAATGACCGACATGCATCCGAACCGGCTTGAAGTCGAGTGGCGAGCATGGGCGAAGAACGAGGAATCATGGGGACTCGGGCATTTTGTGATATTCGGCAACGTCTACCGAATGGAACTTTGGGATGAATGGTCGCATCATCTGCAGAAAACTTTCCAGCACGAACTTGGCGGAACAGCGAAGCTGAATATGGCGTTTCTGGATTCAGGTTGGAACGCCGATTCGGCCATAGCAATCATTAGAAAACTCAACTCGAAAGGAAGTCAAATTCCAGGCGTCACTGGCAAGATAATGATGAGCAAGGGTGTCGCTCAATGGAACTCCGTGATTTACAACGGATGGGGAAACATCAAGCAGCAAGGAAAAGGCGGAGCGACATACAAAGGCGTTCACATCGGCACGTGGAGAGCGAAGTCGATCATTTACGAGAGGTTGCGCTGGCATTCAGCGGCGGAAAAGCCTAGCGAGGGATACATACATTTCGGCAAAATCTACAGTGATGAGTTCATCCGACAGACTGTTTCCGAAAAAGCCTCAATCAAGATCATCAACGGCAAAGAAGTCGAGAGCTTCAAGAATCCCGAGGCGAACCGGAACGAGGCGCTTGACCTGCTGGTCGGTAACCTGGCAGCATTCAGATTACGCCGTTGGGACTTTCAGAGGATGGAGAAAGAGTTGATCGACGAAGCGGCAATCAGGCGCGGTGAAAAACAGCCAGAGCTAAGGAAGTCTAGAATGCGTCGAGTGTCAGGATTGATATGAATTTTATTACCAGTTTCATTTACAAATTCATTGTCACTCGCAAGCAATTCGATAGAGCAATCCTTGAGCGGGACCACGAACACGAAATTGAAACCGAGAGATTACAACTCGATGTTCAGAGATGGAGGAATAAATTTGAAAGACTCCAAGGCTCTATCCCTGCCGATCAATCCCGCGAGATTTACGGCGAGGATGATTCCAAGTGATTCATTGACAAAGAGGGCGTCGAAACTACTCTTTCGCAAATCCCCCTAAGTGTCCGTTCCCCCACAGATAGCCGCAGGCAGCACACTGCTTTTTACTGAAAGACTCACTGGATACCCGGCAAGTCTTTATTCGCTGGCGTTCATTCTGAACTTGGACGGGGCACTTGTCGCTAACGTTGCGGCGGGTGAAAGCGGAGATGATTACATTGTAACGGCTCCGGCTGCGACAACCGCAGGATGGGGACCGGGCCGATATAACTGGTCCGAAGTTCTAACAAAAACAAGCGACGGAACCGTTTACCAAGGTCCGACCGGCGAAGTCCCTATTACGCCGAATTATGGCGTTAGCGCCTCGCAGACTGCGACCCAGATTCAGCTTACTGCATTGGACGCCGCAATTCTGAAAGTTGTAGCCGGGACGCACTCAAGCGTCAATTTTGGCGGGCAAAGTTTCACGCAGAAAAACATCACAGAGATGTTCAACATTCGCGACCGATTGCAGGCGCGAGTCAATGCCGAACTCCGCGCTTTAGGTCTATCGAGTAAAGGCGGCGCTCGCCGGATCGTCACTAGGTTCACAGGATGAGCCAGGACGAACGAAGATTGGTCGCCACGGCTCGCCGGATTCGGCAAAGGTGGTCTACCGTCAAGAACCTGGACGATAGCGAAGATACTATTTCGATTATCAAGGGTCCGGGATCAGCGATTCAGTCCACGACTTACTCTGGCAGTAGCACGACCAACACCAGCGCGGATTTCTTCGGTGATTGGCGAGCGGCGGACAGTTGGCATCGGTTTGATCTGTGGAAAGTCCGTATTCGATCGCGTCAACTCCATCGTGGGAACAATATGTGCCGGAACTTTGGCCGCGTGATGTGTCACTTTGTTTTGGGTAGTCGAGGGTTTCACTGCAAGGTGAACGCAATGACAGGAAAGGCGTTCGGAGATTTCACCGACGGCAAGCCTGACGAGGGAGCAAATACGTCAATCAAGACCGTCATGGAAGAGTTTGGAAGACCCGCCAACTTCGAAACGCGCAAGAAACTGTCTCGCCTTCAATTCGATAGGTTGGTTTTGTTGAAGCTGATTTTCGACGGCGAAGTAATCATTCGAAAGATCCGTGGATACGCCAACGACTTTAATTTCGCGTGGCAGATGATCGACCCAGATTACCTCGATCACAACCTGAACCGGATCGAGCCTAACGGGAATATCATCAAAATGGGAGTCGAACTGGAGAAGGATTTCAAATATCCGGTTGCCTATTGGTTTCTGTATCGTCGCCCTAACGATTATTTCTACAATTACGCCAACATTCAGCAGCAACGGTATTACCGCGTTCCTGCCGATGAGATTATTCACTTGTTCGCACAAGATGAGGACAGCGAGCAGACGCGCGGCTGGCCGTGGATCTTTGCGGGGATGCTAAACCTCTACCGCGCCGAGAAATTTCAAGAGGCGGCTTTGGTCAATGCGCAGATCGGGGCCAGCAAGACGATTTTCTACACCAAGGAATATCCTGACGGTTTCACCGGAGAACCGGGAGAGTTGGACGATGATGGCTCGCTAATTGACCGCGTGTCGCCTGGAATGGCTACGGAAACGCCTTACGGAGTCAAGCCGATGGTGTTGGATACTCGCTACCCCGACGGAGAAATCACACCATTCCTTGAGGCAATGGCGCTCGGTATGGGCCTAACCTTCGGGACTTCATACGCGACTACGACTGGCGACTTGTCAAAGGCAAATTTCGTTTCGAGCAAACTTGGTATTGAGGCCGAAAATGCTCTATTCCATTCCACGCAGCAGCTTTTGATTGACAGTTGGAAGGTGCCTGGATTCGAGGAAGAGCTTTATCGAGCAATCCTAGCGTTCAAGATCGCATTGCCAATCGCCAAGTTTCAGAAATTCAATGCGCCAATCTTCACCGGCCATCGTAGGCGCGGCATTCAGCCTCTTGAAGAGGCAAAAGCGAACGACACGAACCTCAATAATCGAGTTGTCAGTATATCCGAATTGATCGAGGAAAGCGGGCGCAATCCGGCTGATGTGTTCGACCAGATTTCGAAGGATGAAAAGTTGCTGGAAACGCTCAATATTCAGCGAATCGCCAATGTGCCAGCGGCAAAAACCGGGCCAGAACCGAACGACCCCGGCATTGCGCCCGGAAGCGCATCTCCAACGTCCACGAATTGAAGAACCAAAAACAATTTGCAAAGATAGTGCTCACGCATTAGTCATTTTCCAATTCCATGCCCCCACAGGCGCGAAAAAGTTGGTATTCAATCCAAAATGAGAAAGGCCGTCCCGTCTCGATCGTCATCGAAGATGAAATCGGAGGATGGGGAGTCAGCGCCAAGCAATTTCGATCCGACTTCGGCAGAATTGGAAAAAATGAGGCGATCAACGTCCACATCAAATCTGGCGGAGGTTCCATTTTTGAAGGGAACGAGATCGCGAACATTATCCGCGAGCATAAGGGCGAGGTAAACGTCTCCCTCGGCTCAATCTGCGCATCAATCGCTACGGTCGTTATGTGTGCTGGGGCGAAAGTCACAGCGGCGAAGAACTCGCTCATAATGATCCACAACCCGGAGGTCTATGCCGGGGGCGATAGCGAAGAACTGCGCAAAATGGCGGATATTATGGACAAAATGAAAGGCGGGATTGTTGACGCCTACATTGCCAAGACCGGCAAAAGCGCGACGGAACTCTCCGAAGCGATGGACGAAGAGACTTGGTTTACCGCCGAGGAAGCTATGGACTTTGGATTCGTAAATGAAATTTCCAATGAAGATGCTGATGATGCTGTCGTTGACAGTGTTGACCTCAGCCACTACAAGAATTTGTCGAAGCTAGTTGAAGGTGAATTCGCGAAAGGAATACTCGCGACAATTACCGGGAACGGTAAGCGGCCAACGCTGGCAGAGATAAGAAACTCGGTTCAGAAAACTGCGCCGACTCCCCCTAACCCCCCGACCGTTCCCCCCAAAACTATGGATAAAACCACCGAACAGATCGCGGCTGAAAATCAGGCCGAGATCGAAAGACTCGCCACGACTAAAGCTGGCGAAATTGTAAAGGCGCAGAATCTTCGCGCCAAAGAGATTCGAGACGTTGTTGCTGTCGTAAAAAAGCGCGACAGCAAAGATTTCTCGCCGCTGGCAGAGGAATATCTGAATGATGCCAGCAAATCGCTCGAGCAATTCTTCCGAGACATTGCCAGCTCGGACAAATTCAAACCTACGGAAGTCGTAGGCAGCGGCATTCAGCTGGTCGAGCCGCTGGATGCTTACCGAGGCACGATAGGGCACGCCTTTGTCACTTCGGCCGAGTTCCGGGCGCTGTCGGAATCGATCAAGAGGCGCAATGGAAATTGCCACATCGACGGACTGCGCGTTGAAGCGCATTTGCCGGACATTCGCAACGTCCAGACAAGTCTGGCCACAAGTGGTTCTGGTCTGACCAGTATCGAAAAATGGCCCGAGGTGATCCAGCTCGGCGTGCGACCGTTGACCATTGAGGATTTAGTGACCGGCGGGCAAACCAATAATACGACGTTCCGATTCATTCAGGAAGTGACCTATACCGAAGCCGCTACTTCTGTTGCTCGGACAGGCGCGGATGAAACCACGACTCCGCTTCCGGCTGTCGCTGTGACCTACACGGAAATCGACGCACCAGTCGTTGACATCGGCGGTTACATCAAAGCTTCCGAGAATGTTCTGGGTGATTACCCTGGTATCGCCAGTCTCATCAATATGCGCTTGCCGTACCAAGTCGATCGAAACGTTGAGGACGAAATGATGAACGGCGCCGGCGCAGGCACGGATATGACCGGCATTCTGCAAACGGCGGGCGTTCAAACGCTGGCCGTTGGAGCAGTTCCGAAGGCGGATGTCACCCTGAAGCTGCAAACGCTCATTCGTTGGCAGGCAATGGGCGCGACTGCCGCTCAAGGCGGCTTTGAGCCCGACGCATACGTGATTCACCCGACCGACTGGGAGACGCTCGTTCTCATCAAGGACTCCAACGGACAGTATCTCTGTCGCGGTCCATTCACTGGATCCTATGGCACCCCTGCGCAACAGGGTGAAGTCGGGTCAATCGTCGAATTTTACACGCTCTGGGGCAAGAAAGTGGTGATTTCCCCGGTTGTAGCGCAAGGCACGGTCGTTTGCGGAGCATGGAAGCAAGGGGCTATGAAACTCGACCGTCAAGGACTCATTATTGAGATGACTAACTCCGATGCGAGCGATTTCTTGAGCCGCAAGATCACGATTCGCGGAACGCGCCGATTAGCTTTGGCCGTCATACGCCCTGCGAATTTCGCAACTGGCACAGGATTCTAATTTTGAAAATAGCGGGATGGCGCAGTCTGGTAGCGTGCTTGGCTCATAACCAAGAGGCCGCCGGTTCAAATCCGGCTCCCGCAACTTCAAGATCACACACACCATGAAAAAATTCCTGATACCGATTCTGACTTGCTTCGCGCTTATTTCATCCTTCGGCGGAACTGATCCGCTCCCTGCATGGAATCCTCGCGAAATTTTGATGGTTGCCGGAACTCCCGGTAATGGAACGAGCTGCATCCAAACAATCACGATTGGCGGCACACCCACCGCGGGCTCGTTCACTTGCACCTACAAAGGCCGGACAACTGCGGCGATCACATGGAGCGCGACAAATGGAACATTGCTCGCCAACCTCGATGCCGCGTTGGAAGCTCTTCCGACTCTAGCTGGCGGAAATAGCGTCACCTGCGCAGCCGGAACGCTCACGGCCGGCATTGGCACGATCACAGTGACGTTCACTGGCAACTACGCGAAGTTGTTAATTCCAGCGATGACCGTCACGAATTCATTGACCGGAACGTCTCCAACGGTCGCGAATGCGATCACGACAGCAGGAGTGACGGCAGATGGCCGGTCCAGCACTAAAGGAGCCCTCTGCGTCGATACAACCAACGGGCTTCTGTATCAAAACCGAGGCACAACCGGAACCGCGCCAACATGGGTAGAAGTGTCAACGCCATAATCTCGGCCAAAGAGAAATGCTGGGCGCAACGGGGCGTGCCGCATCGTCTTGTCAAGGAAGGCGAGCTAACCGACGCCGGTGTTCTAATCGCTAGAAAAGGCCAAATTATGAGGAAAACTGACGTTGCGCACTTCGAAAACGTGTCAGATTTTTTCACTGGATTTGAAGATGGGCCTGCGGCCGCTCCGGTGGCTGCTGATGGCGGTAAGTCACCAAGTCCGGTCGCTGCGGCCAAAAAGGAGAAAGTAAAGTGAAACGGATCGCAGCGAGCCTGTTTCTCATGCTCTGGCTTAGCGCCCGCGCGTTTTCAGACAATGAACAGCTCACTAGTGCGGCTACGCTCACAATCACAACAGGAGGCACATCACAAGTTGTCTTTGCCGCTGCGCAGAATCAGAAATATCTCTTTATCCAAAACCTCTCGGTCGAGAATCTGTTTGTAAATTTTGGGGCAGCGGCAAATGGTTCCAACAACAGCTCGATCAAGATTATTCCGGGAGGGGCTTACGAGAGCGGTCCAAGCTATTGCACAACGCAGTCGGTTAATATTGTCGGGGCAACAACAGGATCGGCTTTTGTGGCCAAACGAGGTTTACGATGAAAATTCTTAGCTTACTTCTATTTCTCTGCTTCGGTTCAATGGCTTGGGCGGAAGATCAACCTGATCCGATGCCAACCGCAGCCGAACCTTCACCGACTCCTGCCCCGGTGGAGTGAACCTAAAAGAGGAGAGCGAGGACGGCTTCCGCGAACTCTGGGAGGTTATGCCTTCTGAGATCCGCTTCAACGGTCTGGTCCGGCCGTGCGTGACGCACACAGCCAAAGAATCGAAACAGATGGAGATAGCCGGATACAATTTCCGGCTGATTAGCCAGGTCGAGATTCTAGCAAGCGATCTGGACCTGTTTGCCAATATCGAGGAGCGCGTGTCCAAAATGAACGTGCGCCAGGCCAGCGGAAACTTTGACGACGACCGGCAAGCCACAGGCGAATGGGGCGAGGATTACGTTTTTGTGGAGAAAGACAGCCACGCCAATTCCGCCACGGTGACGCTTTATCTGGCTGCAAGAATGGCGAACTAATGGCCTTTCATTACGAATGGGACATCAGCCAGTTCTCAGCTTTTACCAACGAACTGTCCCGAATGAGCGGCACAAGCCAACAGGCGGTTGTGCTCTTCGAAATTGAACGGATTTTGGCTGAATGCGTCCGGCTGACGACCAGAGAGAATTTTGAGAAGATCAAACGAAGCGTTGAGTTCAAAAACCGGACATTGCGCGTTGGAGATTCAGGCCCGGCTAGAATCTATGTGACCAAAAAAGGCTTGATCTGGTTCGCAGATGAGCCGGGGTCGAACTATCAGGGCATCGCCAAAGGACGGACTTCGGATGGCAAAACCTTTCATCCAATGAGCGAGCATTTCCATTATTCGGATGAGCGATGGAACCGATATCAAGGATTCATGGCCCAACTACAAGCGAAGCAGATTGTCGTCCGTGACGTGATTGGCAGAGCCGGTCAATCTTGGGTCCAATGCGGGCGCGCGCTCGGGCTGGACGTGGAGGCGCCAGCTTACGTCAAAAACGCTCCAGGATTCAAAGGCAAAACCTATCTGAACGGAACAGGTTCGAAAGGCGAAACGACCAAAGGCTTTTTTGCCGAGATCAGGAACGAAGCGCCGATTTTGCTTGGCACATTGCCGGGCAATCAAATCTTGCAACGGGCAATCAACGGGCGGGTGTCGTATTTCGAGCAGAACATGAGGCGTGGCGTGTTTGCCGATGTCCAGGAACGTGCGAAACGTTACAAAGGTATCTTCGTTCGATGAAATCCACGTTGGAGCAGATTGTGAATCCGGCCAGGGCAATCATCCAAGCTTACGAGCGGATTCTGAGGGTGGGTTGCGACAGCGTTTATCCAACTTTCACCGACCAGACAAAATCGACGCCATACATTGAGTTTCATATCGGCTCGCTTCTCTGTGACGGAGGTCGTCAGCCTTTTAAGGGAGCAAAGAACGGAATCTATGCCCGTTGGAAAATGCAGATGATTACAAAGGTTGCAACGTCTCGCGGGATCAACTCGGATGAACACGATAAGCTGGTTGACCACGTGATTGCCAACTGGACTCAGTTTTGGGCGTGCTTCGGGGAAACATATCTACCACTGCATTCGATTGAGGACGCGAAGTTAGCGGGCTACGTCGTGAGCATCCAACAAGGCGACCAAGCACTCAACGATTTCACCGAACTTCGCCACGACCTTTTTATTTTCCTCCGCGACAATGTTTTGACCGGATAAAACACTTGCAAAACCCTGGGCAAGGTTCATTGTCCAACAACCCCTCCATAGAACATGCCACTTGTAGTTGATCCAGCAGCCGGGACAGCGATCGATGCACCAGCGAGTCAGAATCTCGTTTTTGGAGCATTCAAACTCACCTTCACGTTTCCCGCGGGAGGCACTTACGAATATAT